GTTCACACGATGACCTTATTATGGCCCTTGGTATGTGTCTATTTGTGGCTAATACGTCATTTAAAAGATTACAAGAATCTGATAATATGACCAGAGCAATGTTAGACAGTTGGAAAATAACAACTAATAACACAAAAACAGATGCAGACTATTTATTAAAAGACGTAACTAGCTCACCAAATCCTGATAAATCATATTATAATTCTGATGAATTTGCTACGAATAATAATATGATGAACACCAGGGAATTTTCTTGGCTTTTTGGCGTTATGAAACCTAAACCTAATAATAATTAAAACAATTAAACAAAATGGCAAATATAATTAAACAAGCTAGAAGTACTGGACCAGGGTCCACATCAATCATTAGAAAAGTAGACCCAAAAAATTTAGACAGAAGAGATGGTAGAGCATTGCAAAGAAATATTGATGCAATTAAATGCTCACCAGAATCAGATGGTACAACAACATATGTACAAAAAAAAGAATGGGTCGAAGCTGTTGAAAATTACAACTTCCCACCATATGTAGATTGTGAATACGTAAATTAAAAATATATGGCAGATAATAGATTAACAATATTTCAAAGATTAAATAAAGTTCTCGGCAATGAAGTCGATGGGCCAAAATACGTCATTGACCCTAGTTCATTCAATGGGTTAAGTGGTGATGATTTGGAACAAAAAAAGTTAGAGGCGCAACAAACGCTATATCTACAAAATCAGTGGAAAAAAATTGATAATGAACTTTATCAAAAAGCCGTTTACTATGAACCAACAAGAATTGCGTCATATTATGATTATGAAGCCATGGAATATACTCCAGAAATTTCTGTTGCGTTGGATATTTTTGCTGAGGAAGCAACAACTGCAAATGAAAACGGTAAAGTTTTAACAATTTATTCTGATAGCACAAGAATTAAAAAAGAGTTAACGGATTTATTCGAAAATGTTTTGGATATTAACGCTAACCTTACGTCTTGGGCTAGAAACGTATGTAAATACGGTGATAACTTTGTCTATAACAAGATTGTACCTAACCAAGGTATTGTTGGCGTAACCCAATTACCTAATATTGAGATGACCAGATCTGAACCAGGTTTTTCAAAGGTTACAAGTTTGGATGATCAACAAAAAGAAAAAAACATTAAATTTTTCTGGAAAGATAAAAACGTTGAGTTTAACTCATTTGAAATTTCTCACTTTAGATTACTTGGTGACGATAGGAGATTACCGTATGGTACCTCTATGCTTGAAAAAGTAAGAAGGATTTGGAAACAATTATTGTTATCTGAAGATGCTATGTTAGTTTACCGTGTAACCAGAGCACCAGAAAGACGTGTTTATAAAGTATTCGTTGGTAATATGGATGATAAAGATGTTGATGCTTATGTTGACAAGATCGCCAATAACTTTAAAAGGGTTAATATGGTTAATAAAGATAATGGTAATCAGGATACACGTTATAACGCATTAGCTGTTGATCAGGACTATTTTATCCCTGTTAGGGATCCAAGCCTTGCGATGCCAATTGAGACGCTTCCTGGGGCTCAAAACCTATCAGAAATAGCCGATATCGAATACATTCAAAAGAAAATGCTTGCCGCTCTTAGAGTACCTAAAGCTTTTATTGGTTTTGAAGAAACAACTGGTGATGGTAAAAACTTGGCCATCCTTGATGTTCGTTTTGCAAGAGCCGTACATAGAATACAAAAAGCTCTTATCCAAGAGTTAAATAAAATGGCTATTATCCATTTATATACCAAAGGTTTTACAGATGACCTAGAAAACTTTACATTAACATTAACAAGCCCATCCACACAAGCTGAAATGCTTAAAATCCAAAACTGGAAAGAGAAGGTTACGTTATATCGTGATGCGGTTTCTGATGCTGGTAATGGATTCTCAGCTATGTCAATGACTTATGCTAAGAAAGAGATCTTAAACATGAGTGATGATGAGATTAAACTTGATATCCAAAGACAAGCTGTTGAAAAAGCTGGTGGTGAGGAAATTAAAGCTCTTGGAGAAACCATTAAACAAACAGGTATATTCAGAGATATTTACAAAATTTACAAAATCGACCCTAATAACATGACACTTGGTGCTACTGGTGGAACTGGTTCAGACGCTGCTGCTATGGGTGGTGGTGGTGGATCCATGGGCGGTGGTATGACGGAACCTGCTGGTGGTACAGACTTTACAGCACCTTTAGAAGTTCCAGGAGCTGAGGCTGGTGCTGAAATACCTGGTGCGGAAACCCCAGAAGCTGGTGCCGAAACAGAGGCTAGTACGGAAATACCTGGTACTGAAGAACCTTTAGCTGAGATAACTAAAAGAAAATTAGATGCTAAGAATAAATTAATCAATGAGGCGCTCAAAAAAACAATTGATGAAATTGACGATTTATTGGTATAATAAAAAAATAACTGATATTTATATAAAAAATTAAACAAATGTTTGGACAATTAAAAGAAAGTATTCTTTCAGATTTAGAAAAAACATACCAAGAAAAAGGTGAAAAAGATTTTAAGAAATCTTTTGCTAAGTATGTTAAAGTATTAAAAGAAAATAACGTATTAAGAGAGTTTAATGAGGTTTATAACTTATTGAACACAATGAAATTTGAAAACGAAGAAATTGCAAAAGAATTCGTTGAAGAATCAATAATACATTTAAAATCTTTTGATTTAACAAAAGTTGATGCTTTAAAAAGTTTAACTGAAAACGTTACTATTGTTAATAACACAATTAACGAAAGTATCGACCAGCTTATTTTTAATAAAAAAATATCTTTAGTTGATAAAGTTAAACATAAAACAAATTTGGTTAAACACTTAACTAGAGTTGATGAAAATGTTGTATCGTTAAAAGAATCAATCGATAAGATTAATGAAAGTTTAGCGGATAAAATCTCAAAATTAAATGAGGAACAAGTAAAGGTTTTAAATTTATTTGCTGAAAATGATGAATCGGCTATTAATGAATATTACACAACATTAATTGAAAGCACACAAGGTGTGGTTGAAGAGACTATCAATAAAGCTGATGACATTATTGTTGTTAAGAAATTATTAGAGGTTAGATCAAAGTTAAATGAGATGAAAAATCAAAAACCATCGCTAGATGTCATTGATAACGTACTTGATTTAAAGAAAAGTTTCGAATAAAACAAAATTACTTATAAAAAGTAAAGCCAGGGTAGCGAATCCTGGCTTTTTTTTGTTCCATAACTGGAACGGTCCTAAAACACCGCTTATAGCGGAATATCTTATTTGGTTTCCTCAACCGCAGTATCTTCAGTAGCAGCTGACGCCTCAGCATTTGATTTCGCTATTGATACTTTGTGACCAGTATAGTTTTTATAACCAATTAAAGCGGCCCCAATCATGGTAAAAGCCACCGCCTGGTTAATTACGTCCATACTTTTGTCAATGAACATTTTATCAATCACCCCTAATAAGAATGATAAACAGCCAATCATTACGATTATAAAGCCTGATGTTGATGTTACAGATGTTTTTCCGTCTGGGTTCGATGTCATCTCACCGAAAGACCATTTTTTAATGTCTACGTTCATAATTAATGTGTGTTTAATATAAATATCCGAAATTTGCTTTAATGAACTTTTTTTCTTATTATTATATTAATAAATAATAAAAAAGACTAAACATGAAGAAAGAAAATGCAATGCAAATTTGGGAAAGAAAAGAAACTCTTTACAGACGAGAGATTTCGAGTTAAATACGGTACGATTGATGCCGTAAAATTAAACGCAGTATACCTAAATATCGAATCCTGGGTACAACCAAAAGATATAGAAAATTACGATTCATATATCAGGTTAATGCGAAAACAAATTATTGTTAAAATAAAGGATAGTATCGACACAATAACGTTTAACGAGAATTTTATTGTTGATCTAGACCTGAGAGCTTCAGGTATGTCAACAGATAAAAAAAGTTTTATGTTTATCGAATTAACCGTGTATCCAAAAGAAAAATTAAAATTTAATTCAACTTTAATGTTTAAAAAAATGCAAGAATTATCTAATCTTGTGATAGAATCCTTAGAACAGAATAAATTAAACTACTTTTCAAAAAAATCAAATGCTAGATCAAGAAGACTTATATGAGATGTCTCCAGAAGAGGGGCAAGAAATGCTTAAAGACCATTTAGAAAAAATATACCCATCAATTGAATCGTGGTATACAATAAACAATACTGATTTCTTTTTTAATTTTAAAACAGTTGCCACTGTTGAATCTGGTTTATATAGCATGATATATAACGATGGTAACGGCTTTGGTGTTTCAAAACTACCATATAAAAGCGATGAATTTTTTCATTTACCATCATTACCACATAATGAAATTATTGATGATTTAATTAATTTTTGGGATAATGTTGATAGGTTTAAGAAATATAACCTAACACCTAAAAGGGGTATTATTTTATATGGTGACCCAGGTTGTGGTAAAACATCATTAATTTATTTATTAGTTGATAAGTTAAAAGAATATAACGGACTATCAATCTATTTTGATAACCCATTTAATTGGGTTGAATTAGCTAAATTAGTTAGAAAGGTTGAAAAGACAAGACCTTTACTTTGTATCATTGAAGATATAGATCTTGTAATTCAAAAGTTCGGTGAGGAAGTTTTTTTAAACTTTTTAGATGGCCTAAACTCAATAGATAATGTTGTTTATGTTGCCACAACAAATAATCTTGAAAAGATACCAGCAAGGATTAAAGATAGACCATCAAGATTTGATAAGAAATATAAGATAGAAAAGCCAACCGCAGAAGATAGAAAGATTTATTTCAAGGAGATATTGGATGAAGAAGACCAAA